TCTTGACCTTTCTCAATCAAAGAATATAAGTTAGCTCTTGTATATTGATAATCTTTTTGTAAGTCGTGTGGAGATAAATTTTTTTGAGTTTCAATAATATCAGTAGATTTTTCTACATCAACACTTATAATACTAGTTTCAGTATTTAAAGATTCACTAATAGAATTAAATTTTTCATTCATTTTACATCAGATCAATTTTTCTTGTTGGACTAAAATCTCCACCATCTTGGAAGAAGAAGGTGTCATCACTAAATCCAAAATCATCTCCTGGAATAATAGCGATATTGTCTGCCTCACTAAGAACATCTATTGATGCGCCATTAGAATGTGTAGTTGCAGAAGTATTATTATATCCTCTTACGACGGTGAGAATATTTGAATCAATTGATTTAATCTTCATAATTTCTTTATCTATAATAATTCTATTTCCAACAGAAAGAAATGTTGTAGAAGTAACTCCTACTAAAGTTTCTTGATTGTTCAAATCTTCATTTAGTGTAGAAGAATTATCGTCATTATAATCTTTTTTCGCTAAAGGAGTTGCAACATATCTAACTTGTCTCTTGGCGGTTGTAGTGTTTGTATCCGAATAATAATCAACTTGAACTTTTTTAATTAGTCCATCTGTGCTGTCTGCAATAGGTCCAAATAGATATGTCTTAACAGAAAATTGTAAAGTATAAATTAATGCTCTTCTAGTTGCAAAATCTCCCTCATAATCGTCCTGAAAGGAAATACTTTCTAAAACAACGGGTAGATCTCTTTTTTCTCCAATTGAATTTACTAAATCAACTGTAATATTGAATGAAGGTTGAAAAAATGGTAAAATTTGTTCAATTATCTGTAAAGCATCATCATTTAATTTTGTAAGGATATTTAATTCAAATCCCAAATTATATGGAACTGGCATAAAAACTTTCTTAACCTTATTACTACTTTTATCTACAGCATTAAAAGTTTGAGTTATTGAAGTCTTTCTGCTTGCATCATATTGTATTGAATTCATTTCAAAAGACATTCTTGGTAGAGTAATTTGTATGGGTTTATTTAATTCCGCTTGTTGTTCAATTCTAGCCAAGAACTTTTGTATTGGACCATAGGCAAGAGGAACTCTCATTTCGTCCGTGGATTGATTAGACTCATTTTTGTGTTTTATATAAATTTGATTAAAAATTGTTCCAAAAGAAACAACAGTTTTTCTTATAATTTCGTGATAAAAATAAGTTCCTAACATTAAAATACACCAAATGGATTAGATTCTGAAAAATCAACAATTAAGTCTGCTGCTTCTTCTATTTCATCATTTTGACTATATTTATCGTAAATGTCCCTTTTATCATAGGACTTAATAGAATACACTGCCGAAGAGGAAGATCCAACGAGAACCTCTCCTGCAGCAAATAATCCTTTAACCATAGAAATTTTAAGTTTATTCGTTATGGAATCCCACTCTTTAACAATTCCGGTTGATCCTGTGATTGATCCCGTAATGATTTCATTAAATTCAAATGTTCCGATTCCTGAAATTACAGGAGGATTTGCAATTGTAATAGATGGTGCAACTGTATATCCAATACCTGGATTTCTTATTCTTATTATATTTACAGCGTTATTAGTTGATATTCCGGTCACACCAACAGCACGTTCAAAGGAGGGATTTTTAATAGCATCTATATTAGAAATAGTAATAGTTGGTGCAACAGTATATCCAGATCCTGGATTTGTGATTGTTAATGAACTTACTGTTCCAACACCGGATATTGTTGCCGTAACAATTGCTGTTGTTCCTATTCCAGGAGAACTTACACTGACTAATGGAACTCCAATATATTCAATTCCTGGATTAGTAATTGTTAGTGCTGTTATTGTTCCTCCAGCGCCTATTGTTGCTGTTGCAGTAGCTCCTGCTGTTGGACCTTCAATAGATACAGACGGGGCGGTAGAATATCCAGCACCACCACTGTTAATTATAACGGATACAACTCCTTTTTGAATCTTTTCTATTGAACAAGTTGCAGCACCCCCTACGCCTCCTCCACCAGTTATGGAAATAGTTGGAGCGGTAGTATATCCAAATCCAGGTTTAGTCAATAAAATTTCATGTATTGATCTAACTCCTGCTTGTGAAGTTGTTATTGCTACTGCAGTCGCTGTGCCGCCAGTTGCTGGAGATGCAGAAAAAGTTATTGATGGTGTAGAGGTATATCCACTACCATCATTATTTAAGAAAATTTTACGCACATATCCGCTATCAATTATTGCCGATGCCGTTGCAGTTATTCCAACTCCAATCAAATTTAAAGTTGTAATAAACCCCTCTTTTTCGAGTTGAGAATCGATCTCATCAACAGAAGTTTTAACAACCTCATCTTCATATTCAAATAATTCACACTTTAATTCATAAACATATGTTTTTCCTAATTGATAAAAGGGTTGTTCATGCTCTACAAATTTTACTTCAAATAACCTTTGTCCAAATGGAAAATATATTAAATCTCCCTCTCTTGGACGTGATGAAAGCACAATTTCAGAATCACTTTCCGCCTCTAAAAATGGTGATATAAAGTCTTCAAATCTTTCTTTTGATATTGTTACCGTTAACTCATCTTTAATTGAAACTCCAAACTTAGTCATTAAATCACCAGCACCAGAATACCCTTCATAAGTATTCACATATGCCTCTATGGTATAATTATCATCAAACTTTGAAGACTGAATTTCCGTAAAAATTAAATCTCTCTTTACAAATTTCCTAGGTATATAAGTTACATCGACACCATAAATTTTCAGTTGCTCATTAATCAACTGTTGTATAAGTCTTTGTTCAGAAGAGGATCCTTGTAGAAAAAAGGGATTTAATGCCATTATCCTATCATATCATATGGAGGTAATTCATGCTCCAACATCATTACTTGTTTAATTTGTTCTAATTCTCTCTCTGCATCTTCATATATTTCTCTACCATTCAATTCAATTCCACCAGGAAGTTTTACTCCCCTAAATTTAATTAAATTTTGTCCCCATTGTTTTTTAATTAATGATGTTAGATATTTTTTTAAGAAACTATCATTATAAACCTTAGTAAAACTATCAGGATCTAAAATTCTGTAGCAATCTATAATTAAAAAAGTATCTTTTAATTTTTGTCCCCAATCAATATCTAAGTATAGTCTATTTTGTCTTTTATTAAATCTTACTTGTTTATCTGTTTTTAATAAGAAGTCTATATCCTCAAGGTATGACTTAACCATAGAATATTGTAAAAGTTCAATAGAATTGAATTGATATAAATCGTTCAAAAATAATTGATACTTAATACTGAACATTCCACCAGAAATATCACTAGTATCAAATTTAAAAACTTTTTCGATTCCAATAACTGAATCTGGAACTTGAATAAAATTTGATGCTTCGTAAAAATTAAAAGAAGTATTTCCTACTCCAGATATATTTGCTGTTCCAGTGGTTGTTACAATACCAACTCCAGATGTTCCTGTGATTTTTCCTCTTCCTCTATCAATATCTTCCTGAGTAATTTTATATTTTAAAAACATTCTCTCAACACCATCAAAATGACGATCTTGAAAATATTGGAGAGCGTCATCTACTAAGTCATCAATCTGATCCCCATCAACGTTGATCTCTAATACTGGCGCTCCAAGTCTCCTTAAGCAATAGTCTATCAGTCCTTGTCTAGTGCTTGGTTTTGCCATTATTCAACTCCCGATTGCTGATAATCGTCTGATTTTTTTTTAGTTTTAACTAATTGATCTTTACCAAATTCAGCAATTTTCACTAATAATAAATTTTTTTCATTTTCATAATCTTTTTGCAAAGTTTGCAATTTTGCTTCTAGTAAAATATTTTGATTTGTTAAAGCAGATATTTTTTGATTATATATGCTCACCAACACATTAACATCGACTTCACTATTATTATTCATAAATTTTAGAATGTACCTCCATCAATTGTATCAGTCCATGTTGGTTTATTAGTATAAACAACAGTCACGGCACTAGGAATTTTAGAAATATTTGTTCCGTTAACATTTAAATCATTTGTAGTATCAAAAGTCCCCTGAACACCTATAATAGTTATAGTAGTTCCAGAACTAGTTGTTTTTACCACACCATATGCGCCAGAATTATTAACTTGAGTAATTTGATCCCCAGCAGTCACAGAGTGTGAAGCTGCTAGAGTCAAAGTATTTTCAGTAACTGCTGTTAATATTTGAGTTGATGTTCTAGTATTTGACGCTGTGCTTGGATTATTTGTTGATGATTGTAAACCGTCAGCGTCAAAATATGTTACACCATGAGTATTATAATCACCTGTTTGATAATAAATCCCCTTAATATCTAAGAATCCTCTAGTTCCCGTTACAACACTATTTGTAATGGTAGCATCTGGAACATATGTCCAAGATCTTATTGGCGCTGAACTATTAGCATTGGTTGTATCGTGATATCCAAAAAATCCTACCTTGTTATTGGATGTTCCAGAACTTGTATTATAATCAAAAGATAGACCACGATCAGTATTAGTATCAAACGCATGAGTAATCGTTAACTGTGTTGTTACTCCAATACCAGAACTAGTAGATCCATCAATTGTTATAATTTTTGTGGCGGTGTCATAAGAAGATACTGTTGCGACGCCACTATTTGGTAGTGCTGCGCTTCCTTGAACCGTATCGCCAGTATTAATACCAATAACCGAATCTAAACGAATCGTGCTTACACCAGATACAACCGCTTCAGTTACGGTTCTTACGCTTGTAACATCTCCAAGATTTAAAATTGCATCATTAACACTTACGGTGCTTGAATTGACGGTAGTTGTAGTTCCATCAACTTGAAGATCACCCTTAATAATTACTGTCCCCTCATTACTGAGACCATCGGGGAATGGATCAATAAAGAGTTGATTTCCTCCACCAGTTTGTGTAAAGATCATGTTGGATTTAATTCCAACATTATCAATTAAGAAACCACCTGTATTTGTAAACTGTCCAGTATGAGTAATATTTCCAGTGATTGT